AGCATACTCCTTATCAGCTCTTTGTTTCGTGGGTCATCAGCATCAATATCACCGTTATCCTCTTCGTATGTTGGTAATACAGCACTGTACAGCACTAAATTTGCGTAGCTTAATTCAAATAAAATTGAGTTGAAAGTCAGTTGAGGAAAGTTTTTGGCCATACCGGCAACCAGTGACCAAATACTGTCGTTTTCTATACCACCCCCCTTGTTTTTCTTAGAATGTTTATTTCGCACAGGGAAGTGGTAAGAGCGAAAAAATCACCAATCTCCATCCTTGAAAGCTGGTTTACGATGAAAGAATTTACTTCACTGGGCCTGCACTCAAAAAGAATTTTATCGGCCAGTGCATCAACTTTTCTGGCATGAGGTGTTTTAAGGCGATTTAAGAGCGTTTTTCTTTCGGAATGATAAAAGATATGCCTGTCGACGCCCAATATTAATATTGCGGCTATTTTGCCCAAAATTTGGCATTCTTTGGCTATCATTAGTGACCCGAAAAACACTTCATCGTTTTCGAGCTTGATGTCCGGTAATTTTGAAATCAATCTCGACACCTGAATTAATGTGGCAGTAGTAGGTGGAGCCATTGGGTACTCCTTACCGCATATAGTGATTTTTCCAGCTTCCTGAAAAATTGTACTTGCTACTTTTTCTTCAACACGCATATCAACCCTTCAATAAAAAATTGTTGCGAGGGGTGGACTCGAACCACCAACCTTCTGTTATTGATAAACAGACGAACAACCGTCGTTCTTCCCCGCTAAAAAAAGGCTATACAGCCGACCCCGAATAAGGTTTGCACATCTTACCGTTTGCGGGTTTGAGTGCTTCAAATGTGTATTTGAGTAACTTCCCATCAGCCGAACTCCATATTTCTTCCACACTTACCAGTGCTTTTTCAAATAAAAATCCTTCTGCTGTCGGGTCTTCCGGTGTTAAACGAACTGCATATTTGGTTGCAATCACTCCATCGTTGTCCTCGATGGGCCGGGTATCTCCCGACTTAACGAAAACCTCACACTCGAAAGTGTAGGAGTTTTTGGAGTAGCACATATCCACTAAATCACCACCTTCTGCCCGTGCTTCCCGTTTCTTTCCCTTGGTTGTGGAAAGTCGTGCACTGTCTTCCCGAACTTCGGGAAATGCAGTGTAGATAGGAGAAGCAGGCAAAGCACCATCAACATAGGGCGCTACTTCTATTTTGGGTTTTCCCCACGATAAAGCCATAACTTCAAAAATTTAAAATGTCACGTAATCGAATCTCAACTTCACATTTACAAAGTGCTGGTCGGTTTCTTCTGCTTTGAAAGTTTGGATGAGTGAATCCAGCGAAAAGCGATAACCATCCTTTTTGAGGGATGATATTATACCCTGACACAATTCCTCAATCTGGTTACACCGGGCGATGTTTTTCACCTTATTCTGACCTCCGAACTCAATGTCAGGAATGAAGATATTGATGTTCACAATCCCACGCTGGAACTGGCCATCAATACCTGTCAGAAATGAGACAATCGCATCCTCCTGATGAGAGTTGAAAGGGCGCATCCCATCACGGTAAATTCCGCCTGAAATAACCGATTTGAGCGAACTATCTCTGATGAGCTGAAACACTTCCTTTTCAAATGTACTTCCGGTCTTTTTCATTGCACTTTGAATCCTAACTGCCGTAATAATTTGGGCACTAAATCCTCTGCCAGTAATTCTGATTTTTTGAGGACATTGCGTTTGGTCTCCACATAAGCTGCGTAATTCATTCCGGCAACCACTATCAAAACCAAACCTTTTTGGTTGTTGGCAATCAGGCTTTTCAGGAAATTCTTTCCCTCTTTTACACCATCATCACCATCTTTTTCCTGATGAAAGCCTGACATGCTAACAACTCTTCCCTCTTTGAGTATCATATATCCGATAGAGCTACGCAAATTACCCGTCTGATCGATGTAGCCGGGATTTAGCTTTGCTTCCCGAACACAAAGGACACCCACATATTCGAGCATATAAATAAGTTTGGCTTCCCGTTCTTTGAGACGTTTGGCCATGTACTCATCAATAGCGGTTTGTGGTGTTATCTGTTGAATAGGCATCACACGGTAATTTTAATGCGCTTTACGGATTCCAACACTTCAAGACTTAATACCTGCTTTTCACAAACCAGCTCCTTTTTTGAGTTGGAAAGTTGAATGAAATCTGCTTTGAACGACATATCCTTTAGGGTGATGGTATAGGATGATTCCTGAAATTCTCCTCCCACGTACACCCCTTTGTTAGAATGCGTATTAGCAGTATACTGACAGGGGATATATTCCCCCCATGTCTTTACTGCTGTAATAGGTTCTCCATCCTCGTTGATACCACCTAAGGTTTGATACATCGCCCGAACAAATCCCTTCATACTACCAAATGTTTGAATAATCCCTGATGATTGGTTTTGTAATATCCTCTAAGCCGAGTTCCCGGCAAAGAGCAGAATAGTAGAGTTTTATTGCATCCAAATTCCATGTCATCGAAACACCACCTTCAGAAACAGTTGATTGAACTGGCAGCCATGTGCCCAGGCTCCGATGAATCGCACGCTTCACTTCATCAACACACACATCGGAACCCGGGTCAAGGCTGTTCTCAACAACTATTAAATCAACCAATGAATCTCCAACCTCAAATTTTGAAAGAGCTATTTGCAGGTGTTGCCTTGTAGTCATAGATCAATCCACATTCAGAATGTACACCTTATCGATGGCTTCAAATGCCGGGAAAGCATTCAGCTCAACAGCCGTGAATTCTGCCCACGGGTCGTTCTCCTGCCATTTGCTGAGTAATGCTCGGTTGTAAACAGCGTAGTTTACATGCTGAACTGGTTGCATCTGTTCCAGACAAACAGCGTTTTTGATAACTCCCAGCTTACCCGATGGAATGAAAGAAATGTTTCCTTCCTGCCATGGGCGGAACGTATTGATGATACCATCCTTTTCGATACCAATCACTTCATCTACCAGTTCGATAGGTGGAAGTAAGTTGGCCTGCAAATACTCGTTAACCTTCGCAATGGTAGCAATGGCTGCACCTTTTTGCAGTTGATTGAAAGAGATCAAGCTATCAATCACTTCCTTGCTTTTAGCCAACTGCATGGCCTGCGTCATGCTCATCAGAATTTTTTCAAACGAGTTACCTTTAAGCCGGGCCTGAGTAACCACATTTGTAATGTCGGTAAGTGGTGTTGAAGTAAGAGGATTGCGCCACTTACGTTCGGCAGTGGTTGTAACCGAAAGCTTGTTATCCAATGGCATCAGCAGGTCTAAATCCTCTTTTAAGATGATACCGTCTGGGTTGTTATCCACCGTGAGCGAAATCTTTCCGGTAGAGATGGCCTGAAGAACCATAATATCCAACCGTTTGTGTGGTGCACTTCCGGCTTTCTTTACATCATCGAATAAGAAGTCCAACAGCTGGGCTTTCTTAGCTGCTTCATCCAGACTCGATGCCTGAAGAGCAAGGAAATCACGGTAATCACCTTCACGCATAGAGAATTTCTGCTTAATAGCAGGAATTTCACCCTGATACTTGCTCATTTCTGAACGAGCCCTCAACGGTGCTTCCGAAGAACGATTGACAATCGAAGCGGCTGCTTCAATACGGCTTGCACCTACCACCGAAGTGAAGGTAAGGGTTTGTTGTGCCGGAGCCCAACCGAAGTATTTAGGATACCAGTTAGGAGCGAAACGGTCGAGACTATTGTCGATGATAGCCTGCAAACTGCTTGCATAAACCCCGAAAATGGATTGTATTTTAGACATATGTTATCCTCCTGTTTAGTAAGATTGTGAGAAAATAATGAGAGGAAGTTTTGCCTGAATAGCTTCCGGAACCGGAACAATTCTCCGTGCATAAACAGTTCCCCGAAGTACTACGGCAATATCAGCAACTCCATTTGAGTCAATGACAACATCCTCGTAAAGTAAGCCTTTGAGTTGGGTGTAACCCTCATCGTTCACATACAAAGCATCTCCAACCGATATAGCAATTCCCAGCGTTGCAGAGAGCTTCACCACATCGTAATCCTGATGGGTGGTGTTGATTTCAGTGATGTTTTGTGATCCTGAAGCTGTACCGGAAGTGAGAGCCAAACCAACTTTGAGCCTGTGACCTTTGGTTACTTTATAGTCAGTAGCAGAAGCGGTTGCGCTTGCCTGCATTACTGCAAACTTGCCAACCTTTGCTTTGCGTGTGGTATCGTCAAAACCGATTGGAATTCCGGCAGGAATAACAGTACCTTCGGTGCTAAATGCTGAATCATGCAGCAAGTAACCACCTTGGGCAACCTGAGTGTTTTTACTCTGCCAAATAGGAATTCCAGCCCGTGCATATTCTTTTTTAATCTGCATAGCTTAAATTTCAAAAGTGAATAAATGATTGATTGTTATTCCTGTCGGGTGCCTGCCCATGCTTTAATGTCGGCAGTAACCGATTCCTGAGAAACAGTCCCTGCAGGAATGCCAGGGCGGGGGAAGCTTCCCAATCCTGAGTTTGCAGCCTCCTGCGTAAATGCTTCAAGGTTTTGCGCGGTTTCAGAAATAAAAGAGTTGAACTCCTCCTCATTCTGAAATTGCATCTTTGAAAAACTGCTCATTACAGTTTTCTTAAATGCTTCCGGAGCTGCTTTGAGTTTACGCTCGAGAGTTTGCTTACGTGAATCGGTGATTTTTCCGTTCTCAAGAAGTGAAATTTTCTCCTGAAGGGGTTGTACGGCAGCCTGAATGGATTGCTTGATAATCTCGGCTACTTCGTCAGGAGTTTCTTGTTTGGGAGTGTCGGTTTTGGGTGTTTCGGTTTGGTGTTTCTTGTCAACAAAATCATACTTCGAGCGAAGTGTGCTTTCAAAAGTTTTGTTGGCATTGGAAACTTCCGAATCAACCTCACGTCTCCATTCTTTGATGAAATCAGTAACTTTCTCGACCGTTAGTTTGTCGATAAGTGCCTGTGCTTCGGATTCATCAGCAACCTGTAACGCCAGTGAGCGTGCCAACTGCTGTAATCCGTCTTTTCGTGCCTGTGTGAATTTATTAGTCAACAGCGCTAAAATCTTCTC